TCGCCTATATCGCCACATCCGCAAGCCATTGATGCCCATCTGATACCCATTAGCCTTTCGTGGTACGGCAAGACCCTCGGTTTGCTCGGCTTGGAGGCTTAAAGTGCCGAAAATAGAGCATTTGACGCATCCGAAACCCTATATCGTGTCGAAACTCGGTGCTTTTCCGAAACCTTTTGCTTGTTTCTGCCTTATTTGTTCAAGCCGAAACCCTCGCTTTTCGTAGAACTTGGAGCGTTTGTGCATCAGCGTGAAACCTCGGCTCGCTTTTGTCATCAGCGAAACTTGCAAGCCTTTTTCGTCACTTTCTGCCTTTTCGCTTTTGGGCGCAACTAAGGCGGTTTTGCGTGTGCGAGAAACTGGATATTAACATTTGTTTACATATTCCGCAAAGGTCGGGCGGTCGTAGCCGTCAGCAAGGACAGGGCGGTCGGGGGGTCTTTATCAAGACGGGTTAAGGGAAAATCCCTTAACAATCCCTTAACGGCTTGATACACAAGCCTTTTGTTGTTCTATCGCTTAAATTTCGTCGGTTTTTGTCGGCGCCAGCGTGCCTAAATCGGGCGAAACTGCCTTATTTCTCGTCTTTTGCGTGGTGTTTGGACGGTGCTATTTTTGCGTATCATTAAACCATAAAAATTGAAAGACGTATGTCGAATATAAACACCAATGCGACCGTTACGCTTACTGTCAACGGAAAACAGGCGGAAGATATGCTCCTGAAACTGAAATCTCAGGCTGCAAACCTCGAAAAAGCCATTGAGAAAGCGGCAGCAGCAGGAAACAAACAGCAGCTCACGAAGCTAAAGCGTGAACTGAAGGAAACTAATCGCCAAATCTCGCAGATTGAAAATGCAGCAAAGGGGGTCGAACATGTTCTGCAACGCCTCGATGAAACTTCGCCAAAGGAACTGAACCGAACATTGGCACAGCTGAAACGAAACCTTAATGGACTTGAACGTGGAAGCGAAGAGTGGAACAGACAATGTGAGGCGATAAAGCGTGTAAAGGCGGAGATTGCCAAAGTGAACTCGCAGCTGCGAGAGAATGAGAGTCTATGGGAACGGATGAACCGAAAGTTGAACGACTGGCAGACGGCTCTTGCCGGCATCGCTGCTGCCATCACGGGTATCATCATGGCTGGACGCTCGGCGGTGAACGCTTTTGCGGATATGGACCAAGAGATGGCGAATGTCCGAAAATTTACGGGAATGAACGCTTCGGAGGTGGAGCAACTGAATGAGGACTTCCAGAAGATTGACACCAGAACGGGGCGTGAGGAGCTGAATAAGTTGGCGCAGGAAGCGGGTCGATTGGGCAAAACGTCGCAGGAGGATGTCTTGGGATTTGTGAAAGCTGCCGACCAAATCAATGTGGCTTTGGACGACCTCGGTGAGGGGGCTACGCTTACATTGAGTAAACTTACCAACATCTTCGGTGACGAGGAACGCCTCGGCACGGAGAAGGCTCTGCTTGCCGTGGGTTCTGTGATTAATGAGTTGTCGCAGAACTGCACGGCTTCGGCTCCTTATCTCGCCAACTTCACACAGCGCATGGCTGGCGTGGGTGCCCAGGCGAAGATGACCATCCCGGAAATCATGGGCTTCGCTGCGGTTCTCGATAGCCAGGGACAGGCGGTGGAGATGTCGGCAACAGCGGTGTCGAAGGTGATTATGGATATGTTCAAGGAGAACGACAAAATCATCAAGGCTACGGGTCTTAATGCTAAGGAGTTCAACGAAACGCTGAAGAAGAGTACAAACGAGGGTCTTCTTATGTTGCTGGATCGTCTTCACGAACTCGGCAACATCGACGTACTGGCACCAGTCTTCAAGGACATGGGCGAGAATGGTGCTCGTGCTGCGCAGGTGATTTCGGCTCTTGCTGGCAACCTCGATATGGTGCGTTGGGAGCAGGAGGAAGCTACTAAGGCGTTTGCAGAGGGTACATCTGTCACGAATGAGTTTAATGTGCAGAACAGTACGGTGCAAGCAGGACTTGACAAGGCTCGCAAGGGTGTGACGGAGATGGCGGTAGCACTCGGTGAGCAGCTGCAGCCGATAATGAAGCATGTCATATCTTCCACCACCTTGTTGCTGAAGTTTATGTCTACTTCTATCACGTTCATAAAGGAGAATGCTTTTACTTTGGCTTCGCTGACTGCTGCTTTCATTGCCTATAAGATTGCGGTGAACGCTTCGAACATTGCTTTCAAGGCGCATTATGCGTGGCTTGTTATCTGCAAGACGGCAACGGCTGCGTACAAGACTACGGTGGCTACTTTACATGCTGCGCACTTGCTTCTGCAGATGGGACTCGCAAAATTGCAGGGCAACTGGGTGCGTCAGTCGTGGCTTATGTCGGACCTCAAAAAGCAAAGTGCATATTTGGCTTCGGGATATGGTGCTATCATTGCTGCTGCCATTCTTCTCGGTACGGCGTTATACAAATTGTATAAGCGTATGACGGAGGTATCGCAGTCGGAAAAGGATTTGCAGGAGATACGCAAGCGTGGGCAGGAGGGCATCATCGACGAGAAGAATAAGATTGATGCGCTTATTGCGGTGGCTCGTGATGAAACGCAGTCGCTGAAGGACAGACACACGGCGATTGATGCGCTCAACCGTATCATTCCGGAGTATAACGGACAGTTGGATGATACTACGGGCAAGTATAAGGAGAACAAGAAGGCTCTTGATGATTACTTGAAGTCGTTGACTCGCAAGTATGAGATTGAGGGTGCTAAGGATAAGTTGCGTGATATAGGAAAGCAGCGTGTCGACCTTAATCTGGAAAAGCAGAGGCAGGAGCGTGTCGTTGCCATGGATGAGATGGAGGCAAGGACGGAAACGGTTATGCCTGGTCAGGAGGGAAAGGTGGTGCAGTTGGGTGTCAACTCGTTGCGTGCCTCGAACAAACGTGCGCTTGCAAAGACAAAGGAGGACCTGGCGGAGCTTGACCAGCGTGAGGCGAACATCTTAGGCATATATGGTGAAGACATCAAGAAGGATGCGCTCAATGATGCGAAGAAAGAACAGAAGCAGGAACAGCAGACGCAGAACCCTCCTTATACGCCACCTAAGACGGACAAGAAGACGAAGACTGAGGATGTGCTGAAGCCGGAGAAGGATTGGAAAACCAGGGAGCAGGCTCTCAACCACATTGCGTATGCCAAAGGTGAGAAGGACTTCGAGGAGTACACGAACCGCATGACAGAGATTGATATTGAGTACAATCAGAAGGTTATGGCTAATGGCAAAGCTACGAGTGAACAGAAGCTGGAAGCGGAAGCAGCATACTATGAGGCAAAGAAGAAACTCGCTGATGACAAGAATGTGCAGTCGGCTAAGCAGGAGAACGACTACTATAATGAACTGGTTGCTACGGAGAAACAGCGGTATATTGATGGTAAGGTGGACCAAAAGACTTTTGATGATGCACTCGAACTTATGGAGTTGGAACATCTGCGCCGTTTGACTAAGGTCTATACGGACGGATCGAAGGAGCAGCTGCAAGCGCAGAAGAATTATCAGAATAAGCTCGTTGAAAACCAAAAGCGAAATCAGAAGATAGTCGAGGACAACGAGAAGAAGCATCAGAAGGAGCTTGCCAAAATCAAAGAGGACTACTTCGGGGAAAACAAGTCGGAGAAGAAGGAGAAGTATTATAAGGAATCTTCCGCTTTGGATGAAGTGTATGCCCAGGAGATAAAGGCTGCTGGCGACGATGCCAAAGAGAAGTTGCGTATCGAGGAAGCGTATCAAAAGGCAAAGGTGGCACTGGCGAAGAAGTACGGCCAGGAGTATAACGACACGAGCAAGAACTTCCTCGAAAACATGACGGAGGACATCACGGAGTGGCTGAACTCGGACCTCGGACAGGCGGTGCAGGGTTCTTTCGACACGCTGACATCGGGTATGTCTTCAATATTTTCGGGCATGACTTCGCTCATTCAGGCGGAACTGGAGATACAGACTGCTGCCATAGAGAAGCGGTATGACAAGGAGATATCGCAAGCGGAGGGTAACAACTACAAGGTGAAGAAGCTCGAGGAGCAGAAGCAGAAGGAGTTGGCAAAGAAGAAGAACGAGGCGAACAAAAAGATGTTTGCCATGCAGGTGATACAAGCGGTGGCGCAGACGGCACAGAACGCCATCTCGGCGTATGGCTCGGCAGCGGCCATCCCTCTTGTGGGTTATATCCTGGCACCAGTGGCTGCTGCAATGGCGGTGGCTGCAGGAGCAATTCAGATTGCTGCAATCAAAAAGCAGCAGCAAGCGAGTGAAAGCCAGGGCTATGCCAAAGGTGGTTTTACTCCGAAAGGCTCCAAGTTCCAAGAAGTGGGCGTGGTTCATGCCGGGGAATGGGTGGCTTCGCAGGAGATGCTTGCCAACCCGGTTGCGCGTCCTATCATCAACGCCCTGGACTATGCGCAGCGGACTAACACCATCGGATCCTTACGAGCCGATGATGTGAGTCGGACTATTGCGCCTGTAGCATATAGCACGCCACAACAGCAACAGCCTATCATCGTGCAGCAGCAGTCGGATGGATTGGCAACAGCTGCAATCGTGCAGAACACAAAGGCAATGCAGGGTTATACTGATACGATGAAGCAGTTGGAGAAGCGGTTGAGCGAGCCTTTCGTCACGGTGAACACAGTCACGGGTGACACTGGCATCAAGCAAGCGCAGGACGAGTATAGTATTTTAATGAGAAACAAGACTCCTAAATCAAGACGTAAATGATATGGAAATAATAATCAATGGCAAACAAGCTTTTTTGAAGAAGAACACTTCGTTTGACTTCATCTTCGAGAACCGTCTGTTTACGGGTAGCGACAGCTATACCTTGACAATCACGTTTCCACTAAAGGGATGCGCCCGAAACATAGCCATCTTCGGGCACATCCACAGAGCGGATGTTATCAAGTCAAAAGTGGTGTTTGACTGCGACATCCGTGACGGTGCCTTCCTGAAGTCTGGCTCCATCACTATCACGGAGATTTCTGACGTGGAGGTGAAGACGCAGTTCCTGGAGGGACGCAGTGAGCAGAACTTTGACGAGACGTTTGACGATATCTATCTCAATGAAATGGAGTTGGGATATCCTGTTATCAGAAAAGGAATATCGGTTGCAGAGGGCATCACTGGTGTATATGGATATGTGGCTCTTCCATGGGTGAACAATCATTCGGGATTGATACACAATCCTTACACATTGGGTAGCCATGTTGTTACCGGCTTTGAATATCCGAATGAGGAACACACGTTCCAGCCATACCTTATACATATATTAAAGGAGATATGCAAGGAGTTGGATTATACTTATGACTTCAGTAATTTGGAGCACTCACAATACAGTTCGCTTCTAATATGCAACACTCTTCCTGCATCGTGGGCTATATGGAATTTCGCAAAGGCTCTGCCTCATTGGACACTCACGGAGTTCTTCGAGCAGTTGGAACACTTTCTGTTTGGGGAATTCGACATCAATCACAAGGCAAGGACTATCACCTTCAACTTCTCTAATGATATGGCACAATCATCGGGTGCTTTCTTCATTGACCGTGTCATTGACAGCTATACGGTGGAAGTGTCGCAGGATGATGAGTCGAAGTATCTTGCTTCGTGCAACTTGAAGTATGCGGACAACAATTCTCTTCTGTGGGATTACTATACTTGCGACTGGTATGTCCGGGCCAACAAACGAAATGCTGTCGTTTGTGAAACATTGAATGAGCTTATTCAAAAAACTGCGCCTTTGAAGATTAGTGGCGTGTACAACGGAGGTTTTGGTACTAACCCCGTCACTTATTGTCGAGGGTACCTACGCGACTCGTTGGGACACAAGATGTTTTACTGCAAGGAGAATGACACTTATTTTGTGATGTTCTGCTACAAGTCGGAGTTTGTGAAGAAAGTGCAGGACATGAGCTTTTATAGGTATTATAACCGTCTGCTGCCTATCAACCAGTTTGGACCTATGTACGCAGGGGAGGAAGCGGATGACCTGGAACTGAAAATTGTTCCGGCATGGATAGAGGGTACGGATGACAAATATGGCAACGTGCTGTTTCTTGACTGTGGAGAGATGGGGGATACTACTTCCTATAACGAGACGACTAACGGATCATGGGTGAGTGGCACTACAAATCATGGTTCTTTTGGCAGTACAGCCAATAGAAGATATGACGGACTGGATCCAACGCTTGATTATAATGCTGGCGACTTGGCGCATGGCAAGGCGAGCCTTGAAATTTCTAAGGGTGAGAAAGATAAGGGGCAGGAATACTTCTCTTGTATCTATGTGGGATTTTGGGACGGCAGCACTGCTACGGGACATAAACAGCCACACCCGATAATTGACAAGGTAGAGATTTTCGATGATTTTTCCTGGCAGACATCGGGACATACGTTGCGACTGAATGAAGGTCTGTATAACTCGATGAGAAGCGTAATGCACAAGATTGACGGAAAGCAGAAGTTCCATTTCTCTTTCCTCTCTGACACAATTCCTAATCCTCGTGCATTGTTCTATATACGTGGACAGAGGTATATATGCGAAAAAATAACTGCCACCTTCCATGAGTCGGGAAAGTCGCAGTTATTAAAGGGGATATTCTATCGTGTCTTAGCTGATTGAACGCTGCAGGGCTGTGGCATGGCGCTCGATGGTGGTGCGCAGTACTTTGGCGTAAATCTGTGTGGTCTTGATGTCCTGGTGCCCAAGCATACGAGCCACATTCTCTATAGGCACATCGTGAGCCAATGCCATTGTAGCGAAGGAGTGGCGAGCCACGTGGAAAGTCAACTTCTGCCTGAAGTGCAGCTCCATCTGTATCACATGAAGGTAGTCGTTGGCTTTCTGATTGCTTATCTTCGGCAGTTGGTAGTCGTACTTCTCAAGTACCTTCATGGCAGGAGAGAGGATAGGCGTGAAGAACTTCGTTTCAGTCTTGATACGGCTACCATCGATGTAGTACATCTTGCCTTCCTTCTTCGTCATGCTCTCGAAGTCGAAGGTCTGTGTGTCGCAGAACGACAGACCGGTGTAGGCAGCGAAGATGAAGAGGTCACGCACCCTGGCAAGTTTGCCCTCGAACTTGTAGTTGCGCATGAGCTTCAGTTCAAGTTCAGTGAGCGGTTCACGCTCACGGCACTTGCCTCGCTTCAACGTCACCACTTGATAAGGATCCTGTGGGATTTCGCCCATCTGATAAAGCTGGCGAACCCACTTGTGGATTTTCTTGTGGTAGCCGTAACACGTAACATCGGTACGAGTGCCATCATGCAGCCAGTTGTCAAAGGCGATGATGTTCTTCGGAGTCAAGTCGCCATAGGTGTTGAGCTTCCCGAATGTGCGCACGGTTTCGATAGCACATATCTTGTGCTTGCGTGTACCTTCGCGCAGTTCTTCAGAATCGAGAGCCTGTTCCATATAAGTAAGGAAACTCTTCTTTGAGTTGTCTGGCTCCTTAGTTTTCTCCTCTTCCTTCTTCTGCATGACCTCCTCGCCATAGAAGTGAAGATTGAAATTGTCCATGGTCATTTCCTCGTCAAGGACATCCATAGCCGTGACAATCTTCTTACACTTGCGGAGCAGCTGTGTCACCTCTTCTGATGCTGCCAATGTTTCCCACTCGTCAGGTGAAGCCATGCCTATAGGGAAGTACTTACGCTCGTTTCTTCCCAGATACACTCTCACCTCCACATAACCTTTGCCACGTTTAGCAGCAAGTTTTCTTCTGTCATAAATGACGTCAACAAATTGTTTTTCCATTTTCCTTGCGGATTTAGACGGCTTCATTGAGCATGGAGGCGAGAAAGGGAGAACACGATTTATATATCTTTAATGTGAAAAATCATTAAAAACACCGGATTACGGGTTATTTAGATGATTTGTAACGCAAGCTCTCAAAATGTGTAACGCACTTTTGCGTAACGTGTAACGCAATGTGTAACGCATTTTTGGCTCTTCGTGTCACATTATGGGTCAGCGGATTTTTCCGG